TAAATACTCTTCGTTCATAATAAACCGCCCATTTGATATAAAAAAAGAAAGAGCCTGCGATTTTTCAACCACAGGTCCTTTCTGACATAATTGCTTCTTGGTTACGCTTCGATATCCCTCTGAGTGTCCTCAATCAACCCATCGAGTTTGGATTTGACTTTTTCGTATTCCCCTTCCTCCAGCAACTCTCTGAGTTCGATAAGAACCCTCAAAAGTTTTCTACTAAACGCAACAAATTCTTTCATATTGTCTTCCATTTACCTGCCTCCTTTAGCAAGCCCTTTCTTTTAAGATAAGGTAAATATACCTTTCATTATAGGGCATGTTATTTTTGCGAATTTTCTTAAATTAGATTTGCTCCTTCGGTACACGAATATAAGCAGAAGCAACAAAGCCTACTCCAGTACCAATCATCACAAGACCAATAATCAATCTGTTCTGAGCAGATGATAAAATTTCTTTACAAGTGTTGATTTTTTCGCTCATAAACTTCTTGACACCCCTCCCAGCCTTCTGTAAAATATCAAACATTCTTGATACCTCCTATTTTTAATATTAACACAAGCTTGGCGGTATTGCTATAAGATTGTTACCACTTCACAAATCTTGTTTCGTTAAAATCCTTCTTCTCCTTTAATGCTTTACTGATTGCTAAATCGATTCCGCTCCGAGATTTCAAGTGATAGTAATACAAATCTTTGAATGGTGTATTCAACCTGTCTATTCGCCCCGCAGATTGCTGCATGATTTTGTAGGAATAATTCTGCGAATAGAATATAATCGTATCAGTTTTAATACAATTCCATCCTTCAGCTCCTGCGTTATATTGGACAAGATACACCCAGCTTTCTGATTTTGGAATAGGTTGATGTTTATGGCCATTCCATTCCGCGATTTCAAAATACATAGTATCTGCATGTGGAATAAACAATTCTTTTAAAAGCTCCAACTCATAATCAAAATTGTAAAATATAATGGCTCTTGGATGCTTTTCTACAATTTCCAGCAGTGCAAGTTGTCTTGATTCGTCTGTATTCACAATTTTTCGCCATATATAACAAAGACCGGCTGCGTTTGTAATCGGTTCATTCTTGTACGGGTCCCATCTGGTTCTTCCCACATCTTTATATTGCTCGATACTATACCGCACAAACACATCTTCGTGATGTGAAACTGTTTGTCGCTTGAAATCCATATTCACCAAAATTCGATTTCTTAGACGGATCAATCGTCCAGTGTTTAGATATTGGTCAATCTTTGGAAATTTGCTAAATCTGCTATATACCACATGCTCCCGGATGAACTCTGTTCGGTTTTTGTAGAATCCGTTCGCAACAAACACTGGAATATAATCCTGCCATGTATCCCCCGGAGTTGCCGATAGCAGAATCCATTGGTTAGATTTTGCTATCTTTAGGAATGCTTTTACCCATGCTCCTGCCCCAATTACTCTTTGCTCGTCAAATATAAAGAAAGCATTTTTCACATCTGCATACTTTCCAATATTATTCCAAGAATCCACTTTAATTAAATTGGAGTATAAATTGACATCTTTATGAATGGAGAGAAGGAAGGGTGAAAGATCCCCCTCCCATTCCATCGTATCTCTCTTTCTTGCTGTTGTAATGATATATAAATCTTTTGGAGGATCTTCCATTGGAATATATTCCTCCGTTCCTGTCAAACAGCTCGGTTCTCCACCGTTTTGAAGATAATAATAAGCTAAAGCAGTTCTGGATTTTCCACTTCCAACACCCCCGCAAAGTATGCATCCATTCTGCATTTTTTCTACTGCTGCTATCTGATAATCATATAGTTTAACAGCCATCTGGATTCCCCCCACAAGATACAAATCCGTTTTCAACTTCTGCTCGATACTCCATTGCCATCAATTCACACACATGATATGGAGTAAAAAATTGACTGTTGGATTTGTCACCCAAGTTCAATTCCATAAAAATACTGCCTAGAAAGTCCTGCTCTGGGTTTTCTTCCAAAGCCATAACTACATAGGCAGCCAATTCCGGGAACTGCTCTTGCTCCCGCTTATTGTATTTTTTAATAATTTTCAAATATCGTTTTTCCCGTTCTTCATAGTGGAATTTATCCACTGGATTCGATAAAGAACAGGCAAACATTATGATGAAATCCCGCCATACATCCCATGATCGGTGCCGGTAAGTCAACTGATTAAATGTTTTTAGAAATTGCTTTTTAACATCTTCATTTTTAGGAACTTTATTAGGCTTTGGGTTATCTGTTTTCTTAGGTTGTGGCAGAATATTTAGTTCTTGTTTTACGCTACCTACTTTGGGTTTAGAAATAGAAGCGGTTGTTTTCGGTTTCGCTGTGGTTCGCCTCTTTTTCGGATTCCAAAATACCATAGTTTTTCTCCTTTCACGAAAATAGAGGGCTGTTTCCTTTTACCTTAGGACATTTACCCTGCTTAGTGATAGCAAGCACCCTATTTTTATATTTTAGAAGAATTAAACTTCTTCCGGTCCCTCTTCCTCCGCATATTTCTCTGCGAACTCGTCCTCTTCGATAGTAACATACATCGTCTTCAGATAAGCTTTGATACCAGTCTTTCCATTCACTTCCCATGAATAAGGTCGAATCGTCAAGTCTACATTCCGAATCTCCGCATAGTCCAAAGTGGAAATGGATTCATCATCCAACGGTGTTTTTGTTTTTCTAGTAATCATATATACCTTAGGCGGGATATTCTCAAAGCTGACTGCCACCTGGATATAATGTCTCGGCTCTTCGTCCTCGTCTCTCGGAGCCAGCAGTCTTACATTCCATCCATCATTGGAAAGTTTCTCTGCCTGCTCCGAATCTTCGATGATGACACAGAAGTTCCGGTTTCCCGCGCGATTATACTTTGATTCTTCTCCTCTGAAATTACGAAAGATAATACGAGCGTTTTCGATAATGATATTTGGTACATTTTTAAAAGCCATGATATATTTCTCCTTTTCTTTTAATTAAATGGTATTTCTTCATCTGCGTCTTCTGGAATGTTCATAAAATCCTCAAGTTTTGGCTTTGCAATGTAAGGATCTTCCGAAACAAACCATTCAAAATCGCCATATTTAGATATGGTCTTTACAGCATCATCGACAAGTTTGTCATAATAAGAACGGTCGATAGAATCTTCTTTAGATAATTCTCTAACCATCTCTGATTCCAGCCATCGATACCCTTTTGAGCCTGTAGCAGCATAATACTTTCCGTCTTTTTCTCTCATCAATAAACCGCCGCCAGCTCCTGGTTTAATCGGGCAGAATTGACCAACTCGTCCAATGAAAATATAATTGTGCCCTTCTTCGATACGTTCGAGCAGTTCCCCACAAAGATTCTCAAGAGTTGTATCTGAGAGTAGCCCTTTCTTGTATTGATCTTCCAATTTTGCAAATTCCTTTTCGGAAGAAGATACATCGGGAAGCCCCTCATTCATATCCAAATATAATGCACTGCTTACTGATTTTGTTTCACACATATCTTCAAAGACAATCTCTTCTTTACTAAAAAGTTTCTTAAAGACATATGGAATCTGGAATTGTGTACCGGTTGCGGTCCATTTTCCGTCTTTATACTTGGCGATATAAACAGCATCGTTTACCAAGCACATTCTGTCATATGTAGCCTCATGTTCAAAGGTGTAGCCATACCGTTTTCCATAATCCATAACAAACTGGATAATCTCAGGAGTTGCGTCCGGAATCTTAATAGAATCGGTCTTAATATGGGCAACAGTAAAGCCCCGTTCCTGTACCTCGTGTTTGAGGTTAATCATGAACAGAGCTCCTCGTTTGGCTACAATATTATCTTTGTTTCTAGGATCACGGAATGGATTATCGAAATTTGCAGAAGTAAGACCGTAAACAGAATTGATTGCAGTCTTCAAAGCGTTCGCCAAATCCTTTGCCGTCATTTCTCCATCAATTACTTTCTGAATATACGGTGTCAGCTTTCCATCCAGCATATGGTTGACCTCATTCCATGCCTCATGTTTAATGCTGACTCGTCCTTCTACAATATCACGGAATGATTTGGTGAATTTAACCCCGAACAATACCTCCGCAATTGCACTATGCGGATGCATCGAAGAAATATCTAACAGAGCTACATTCCCATACATCCCAGGTTCCGCATAAACATAACCGCCCTCTCCAACTTCTTCTCCCAGATAAGTAGACTTTCCGTTTTCGTACTTGTATCCTGGAAAATATGGTAAAAGACTTCCTTCCTCCCCATGCGTTTGGGACATCATTTCTGGACATGCTTCCGCTAAGAACGAATAAGTTTCCTCATCAAGATCATGTACCGGTTCTGCTAAGTTACGATAATGAAACTGGTCTTGCGGTTTTCGCTCATTCCCAAATATAATTTTCTGAGTAAGCGTATTAGTGGTATCATTGACGGTCATTCCAGCTAAATCCGCCAGAATCTGCCTAGCCGTCCAATCCGCTTTCAAATAATGAAACGCTGCTTCCGTAGCAATCACATCGTTATCACAATACTCAGCAACCTTTGTCCACATGTCTTCCGGTACTGGTTGATCCCATGGAAGTCCCAGCTCTTGATGATGGATTCCCATTTCAATTTCCAACTTTTTCAAGCTTTTTTTGTTTCCAGCAGATGCAAAATCATATACATCCGTATAAGAAACATTGTAGGCTTCTCCAAAGAAACAGTTTGGGCTTCCACTGATAATCTTTTGCGAAAGATTGTATAATTGCTCATTTGTATAACCCATAAGTCTTGCATAGAGAATATGATTGTCATATCTCCTACAGTTAAATCCAACCAATCGAAATCGTATCAATTCTTCAATCTCTGTTGGTGTTGGATTGATCATTCGTACAACTGGCTTCCCTTCTCCCTCCATCTTCCAATTTACAAGGAATAAATTGGGAAATACTTCAATATCATAGAATACCAGTTTTGCCTCTTCGTTTTTCCCCGCTGTGGAAGGGTCCGCCGATTTAAACTGCATCTTGTTTACCAATTTAATACAATAATCGGCTTGATGTGTACTGTTTGCAGCAAATGCCAATACCGCATTACGCATATCCGTTACATCGTAACTTAAATCACTGGAGTAAGCATCTTCCAGTATTTTGTAGATAAAATCGATACTAGGCTTAGTACCTGGATGAATTTCTTTATTCAAATTTCGTTTAATCAGTGTTCTAAGCCCTTTCTCGCTTTTTATCGCTTCAAAATTTACCATTTTATTTTCTCCTTTCATCGGTAAACCAGAGCTAATAGTTGCGATAGGCAAGTCATTACACTTCGTAAGTTTTCTCCGTAATGAGCTTTTGCCTGTGAACACTTTTACTTCAATATGGTCGTCATAAACACGACTTAATTTGTTCACATCTCCCGTATAGATATAATGAAGGTGAACTCCCTTTCCGCTTTTGCTTAACTCTGCATATGTTGCCGGCCACTTACTTGCTTCTTCTACATTCCGCTCAAACGATTTATTTCCGTCTTCATCCGGAATATCAAAATCAATCACAATGTGATTCTCTGGGACTTTAACATAATGGATTTGAGAAGTATTCAAGTCTGATAGTTTGGTTTTTACATTATCCCACTTCATTGACGGAGTTTCTTTTTCCGTTGCATACTGAGCCGGACAATCAGAACACTCCCTATCAAATACAGACTCTATGTCGTCAAAGTGTAACAACGAATGCTTTTCTTCCTGTTTCTCTACAATAGTTTCCTCTTCAAACTTTTCTGTCCGAAATCCAATGTAATAACTTCTTACCCTTGAGCCATCTTCCATATTGAATCGTTCTTTGTAGTCTCGAAAATAGTTTTTCAGTTCTTCCTTAAAAACTCTCTGTGAAAATGGATATCCGACTTTTGCTTCGTCACAATAAGTTTTATACATTTCCCAAGCAGCTTTCAAAGTTGTACCGTTTTCTCTCTTAAAGACATGGTACGAATCGACAATGAAATTATAAAAATCGTTCGAAGCTCCTAACATCGCGATAGGAATATAATCATCATACATTCCAGGATTCTTCAAATAGATTTCTTGGCAGTGATATGCAATTGCTCCAAGCTCAAATTCAATCTGTTTCATAATTGTCTTGTATTCTTTGGGTCCTAATTTATTTCCGGAAGGAGATACATCCACTAATCGTCGTATTAGACCTGATTTTGCGTCCGTTATCTTTACCGGTTTATTTGTACCCATGAATAAAAAGCATTTAAAACGGTTTGAATAAGTAGATTTGAATTTCTCATTTACCGTCATCAGCTCGTGTGACACCAGACTATTCAATCTAGTATTATCTTCAATCCTTGACAAATCCCCATCATGTTGAATAGCCACAAGAGGGTTGTTCTTGAATGCTTCCAATGCAAAAGAATTGCTAGATGAACCCAGAGCTTTGGCATCAAAAACGGAATAGTATCCCTCAAAAAGCTGCTGAATAATATTGAGAACCGTAGATTTACCTGTTCCGGCAGCTCCATACAAAACCATAAATTTTTGCAATTTCTTTGATTCTCCGCACACAATGGAACCGATAGCCCATTCAATTTTCTGCCTCTCTGTCTCGGAGTACAAAGTAGACATCAACTTGTTATAAGCAGACAAATCGCCAGCTTCAAGCGGATATTTCAACTTTTTACTGGCGTAATCTTTTTTGTCGGTCTTGGTGTTGGAGAATATCAATTTATCGTCCAGTGTGTGAAAAGAATCCCGCATCTGTTTCTGACAATATTTGTGCCAGGAATCAATCATTCCGGATTCAGCATCCCACATGTGAAGGACTTTAATATCAGAGTCAAAGCGTTGGCGGCTTTCTTCTGCGTATCTATCCAGCTCACGGTCAATCAACTGCAAAGCATCTTGTTCGTCCGTAGACCATAAACCTCGTTCTTCAATCCAGATAGCGTAGAAGTCACCACCTCGAATCATCAGATCGGAGCTTTTTTTAATAATGAACTTTGGATAGATTTCAATTGCACCACGCTTTGTACTACGTGTGGAAATCATCAAAAAGTCGATCATCTCATTTTTTACTCTCCTTTGTCACGCTTTAATTCTTCGATTTCGCTTTCAAGCTTTTTAATTTTTGCTGCCTGTTCCTGTCTTTCAATCTCACCAATAAAAAAATTCATCGTAACTAGAACAGAAAAAACCGCAACACAGTTGTTGAATTTTTGCTGTTTTCTGATAGCTCTTGAGATAACATCTAACCTTCTGTCCGAATTATGTAAACTCCTAAAAATATAATTCATAATCTCACACATTTTACTTTTTTCCTCCCTTCATTCCATTCAAAAAACTGGTAATCGTTTCTAATTTCCATTCTTTTTGACTGTGGTAAGTGAATATAAATTCCTGACCATTTTTCTGGCGTATCCGAATACTATTTCTTCCATTTGGAAAGAATACGTCTATTCGTTCACCCGCATAATCTGGAAAATAATATTCAAACCATTTCATTACTTCACTATGGCTCATAGCGTTCCTCCTAAACATTTTCGTCTAAGTACCAGCACATCTGATACCAGATTTCAACAGTTCTCAAATCGTATCTACTATGGTTTACAGTAAACAGTCCTCCTGAACCATTTCGACTATATTTTCGTTCCAGAAATCTTTGCACAATTTCTTCAATATAGGCTCTGTCAAATTTAGAATCGTTCATAGATCCTAATCCAAGATTTACAATCATATTCCAAAACCACTGTCCAGTTCGGTTTCCCACATCAGGATCGTCCATGATATGCTCTTCACACCGAATAGCAAGTGCAATCATCATTTCCAGAACGCTGCACGTCTTATTGTCTAAATAAGCGGAAATCATGGAGCTACTGCATCCATTCTCATATCCAAACCGATACCTCAAATCAATACCATCTTCCGCCCGATTTCCATCCATCGGAATACTGTAAGTAAACTCAATTTTATGCAGAACCTTCAAAAGTCTTCGATACGATAATTTCTTCGAATATCTGCCATCAAACACAAGCTGACACATCCAATTAAAATATGCATCATTAAGCTCGTTCTTCGTCATCATTCCTCCACTCGATGTGGCATCGTCTTTGTAACATCAGAATAGTTCCTCTGGTCAAGCAGAATTTCGTAATCACACTTTAACCGATCGTTTCGGACAAATACGGAATCGTCCTCATACTCCCCAAAGTGTGTCAAAGATTCCTCTCCAACAATTTCTTCCACATCGTCTACCTCTTCGTTGTTTTCATCCGTCAAGACTTGATCCGCATAATAGGTAAGACTTATTTTTTCATATTCCTCAAATTCACCAAATTCCTCTGGCGAAATAACATACGGCTTTTCCACGAACGGATCTCCTTTCTTTTCCTCCACACTGCGAGAATAATTTGTATAGCCTTCTTTCTGAATGATTGATTTATATTTTTTTAAATCTTCATTTTCTTGAGCTTCATTTTTCTTCAGACCGTCTTGTAAGCCTTCTAACAAACTCTTCCCTGCTTTTTCTACATTTTCTCTTGCGGCATAAGCCGCTTTTACAGAATCAATCTCTTCTTGGGCAATTTGCTCGTATTTTCGCTTGAGTAGTTGCCATGTACATACAGAGCCTATCCCTGCTCCAGCAATAAAAGCAAGAAGAACCCACCTTTTACTGTTCATACTCATCCTCCTCGTTTTTGATTGTCATTACGGTTATTGCTAATCCTCCAAAAAGAAAGGAAACACTCAACAAAATGCCTCCTGTAATATGTCTTTTTCTTTTGGTATCCAGAACGTAGTCCAGTACCGATATTATATTCTCCAGACCATCCATATTAGTGCCCCTTTCCTGTTGACAGAATGGCGATTCCACCAGCGAAACAAATACCAGACATAGCTGCCAATGTATAAGACACAACTGCTAAAAAATTACGCATAATAATTCTCCTTTCCTTACTCGTATCTTGAAAAATAATGATTTCCAACCTGAAACATAGGAACACCGTATGCACTATACTCACCAGCAGTAAAGAACACAACGTCATAATTTGTTCTTGATTCCAATTCTTCATAAACGAGCCCACAAATATCTTTTCGAACCTCACATCGATCAACTCGTCCATTCCACATAGATGAAAATTGATTTGGCTGATAGATAACCTCGTAAACGGTATCTGGAAAATGTTCAGAATCAACTCTGTTTAGTATAGTGTCGATTACAAGTCTTTTTCCCTCTTCACACTCGCCCTCTGCTTCAGCCATCGTAACAAGAGCAATTAACTCCACATCTTCTTTCGACATTTCTTCTATAATTTCTGTTAATTCCTCCGTTTCTTCAATAGCAATCGGAACAACTTCCTTTTCCTCCTGCCAAACCGCAATAGCTGGCTCCGTCTTTTTAACATCCGTTGCTCTGGGTGCTGAAACTTCTTCTCCATGTGAATGAAAGTCCACCATGAAAAACAATAGAATGATACAACATAAGACAGGAACAGCTATTACTTTGATTAACTTACGCATAAAATCCTCCTAAAAAACCACCCCGAAGAATTGGTCATATCAAACTCTTAGGGATGGTTGTAAAATTTTTTCTTACATCAAATCCCAAATATTTCCGTCCACATTGAAATCGAGAAGGATTGCCTGATCAAATCCATTGACATAATCAGAATAACTCAAATTGTCTGCATACAGCCCAAAGTCAATATAATTATCTCCCTTCGGGCTCTCAGGATCATAGACCCAACCTACAATCTGACCAGCTTTTGTTCTTGGAAGACCTAGCATCTCATAAACATCATTCAGAAATACTCGCTTTTTAGCCTTCAGAAGATCGTTAGCATAACGTTCCTGTGCCTTGATAAACATTAAATTGTACTCATTATTGCTTTCCCAATGAGGATTCAAAATAGAATTTCCGTCTTCATCCTGCGTGTATTTCTCAAAGAAACGTGCATATCCGCTGATATCTGCCGGACTCACAACAAAGCCATTTTTCTTAACTTTTTTTTCTTTTCCGGTTTCCTCATCTACAACAGTTTCTTCAAACTTTTTGGCTTTGAGATTATATTTCAGTTCATGATCAACCTCTTCACCGAATCTTTCAATTACTCGATTTCGATATTCTTTAAATCCTTTATCAATGGCCGCATAAGCCGCACCCAAAGCTACATTCCTCTTACGAAGAATATTATTAGATGCAAGAATACTGGTAATTGACAGTGCTCCAAGCACAACAGACGGACCGTATAACTTTGCAAACTTTACGCCCGTCTGAGCATATACAATCGTTAAATCTTTCTTTGCATCTTCGCTGGAATACTGCTCTTTCATAGATTCATCTTCTTCGCATTTATGAATTGCCTCAACATCTTCTTTAGTCTTGTCCAGAATCTCGTTGACTTTCGTTGTCGCTTTACATGCCATTACCGCACTTGTGACTACGCCGATAACCCCCGCTACAACAAGAATCTCCGGACTATGCTTCTTTAACTGAAAACTTGTTTTGCTAAACAAACCGTTCACACTCTTAACAATCTCTGCTTTTTTCATGGTTACTTATTCTCCTCTTCTATATTTTTTAAATGATCAATTAAATGCTGCGTGTACCAAAGGATTTTCTCCAAATCCTGAATGCCGTTTTTCTTCTTCCAACGGCAGGCATATTTAATGATATTTCCGGTATCAGTCGCCTCGACACCTTTTAATTCGTCGGTAAACGCTTCAATGACGTCAATGACTTCCATACCTGTCTTGGACATATAATGCTCCGGATGAGATACCATTTTATCTTCTGATTCATACATAATCTGTTTTCTCCTTTACAATGGTGTAGGTTTAGGTAATTTCAAGATATAGCCATCCCGTACACGAACTGCTCTGCATCCAGCAATATCCGTCCAACCATATTTATTTGCGGCATAGTTGTCATTGGATACATTCGCCAAATCATAGAGGTCTGCGACACTGACAACCTCGTACTGAGCAATAATTTCATTCATAGCATCCAGAACGGATTCTGCATCTCCGCGAGTTTCAAATAAGAGTTCATCATATTCATAACTTGTCCGACTTTTCGGTGCGGCATAATCTTTTTTTCCGCCATCATAATATTTCTGATAGGATACTTTGGACGCTGTAGAATTCTTTTTTGATTTCCCAGCTTCTCCGTACAAAATCATATCAATACCGTTGGTAACTATATCAGAAATTGCCTTTTTAATTGCCGGCACAAGAACATCCATCACAATATACGATTTCACATTGTTGACATCCTTAGAAATGAATACATCCGCAAACTTCTGCATTTCTGACTTCTTCTTAGGCTTCACCGTTCCGGAAATTACTTTCTCTACATGTTTTTCTGGAATAGATTCTTTTCGTTCCTCCTTTGACCTATGGGAATTTGGCTTATATTCCTCCATTAAGTTATCTCCTTTCCACTCACTAGACTAATTTTTCCAGGTAATATAATCTTTGTACCCGGAAGTCGATTGTTTTTCTTTTTAAATTGATATGTAAGATTCGATCGTGCTTTCTTTTCAGAAACCGCTCGTGTAGAAGCAGTCCAACGATTGGCAACACAGTTATCGAACTCCATCACCGGTCCATCATATAAATATAAATTCATAAAAATCACCTCCGGATAAAAGAAAAAAGGGAAAGTACCTTGTTACAGATACTCTCCCTCGTGTTGAAACACAGTTTTCTCTTTAGATTTCTTCGGATTCCTCTTTCTCACTCTCGATGTTCGGTTCATCTGAATCTTCCCACTCAGCATCGATAATCTGCTGTTCCTTCTGAGCTTTGATTTTGGCAATCATCGGTTTACCCACATACTTGTAGATTACAACACCTGCAAGTACAGCTAAACCAACACCGGCCGCAACCTTAAACCCTTTACCAGAACTCGATTTAACGATTTCCTCAGTAGTTGTCTCCATAACCTCTTCATTGTTCATGATCTCATTAGTTTCCATAAATATTCTCCTTTCATTTTTTGAAAATGTGTGATTCTTCTTCCATTAAAGCCATTGTTTTTTTCGCGCGGTTATCTCAAATTACGAAAGTCGTATCTCGGTGCAATTGTGTAATCGATCACCAGACAAGGTGTTCCATCACTGGCTAATTGTGAACTGAAGGATAAGTCGATATATCCGTCATCAATATTCCAACCAAGTTCATCCCCCAGCTTAATATTATCCAAACCAATTTCATAGTAAAAATCATTCAGGGATATATACATTTCATCCCTCATCTGTCGATTCAGCTCACATTCAGCTTTCTTAATTTTCTCGATATCTCCCTTGAAATACCTCCCAGACACCGCATCATAGCAAAGTGTATTTCCTTTTTCTGTAATGATTACTTCTCGTGTAACCACCGGATTTTTCTCAACTTTGTCTTTTGCAATAGCATCCTTTACAGCTTCGTTTTTCTTCTCTCCAAACATCTCTATTACTTTTTCCTGATAGTCTTTGAGAGCCGATTCCGATAAGGTGTAGGCTGTTGCGAGTGCTGCGTTTCGACGAACGTTTACCGAACTAGCGCCGATTAAACATGCAATGGAAAGTGTCCCCGTAAGTGCTGCCGGAACATAACACATCCATGTTGTTTTTATCAAATCTACGGCCTCGAGCTGATTAACACCGATTTCCTCTTTTCTTTCTTCGATAAGAATAAGAGCCTTTGGTGTTGCACGAACCGCCATAACAGTTGTCGTAATCATGCCGGCAATACCAATGCCTGTAAGAATTTCTGGACTATGTTTTTTAATCGATGTTTTAAGCAATAAAAAGCTTTTTGATAATTCTTTTTTCATTATCTTCCTCCTCCGAGAATCGTTTTTGATAGCTCCATTACCATCTGAAACGCCTCGTCTTTCGTAAATCCGGCCTGAATATAACTATCCATCACTTTTTTCGTTTCACGAGCCGCCTGTTCCATAGCCTCTTTCTCTTCCAGATTTTTGATTTCCTGTTTGAGAAGCTTGATCTCGTTCTCTTTTTCAAAAACCTCCTCCTGTAAGGATTCTTTTGTTACCTCTTTTGAGTTTCTTCCCCCACAGTAATTTCTATAAGAAACCTTGCTTTCACGGGGCACAGGGCCCCTGGATTCCTGCTTAACCAACCAGAATTCCGGACGAACCCCAAGAGAGTTCGAAGCGTTGGTGCAGTTCGTATAGCCA